GCACAAGAGTTAAAGACAGACGCAGAAAAATCATTAGTAGACGCTCAAACCGCCCTTACAGCTGACCAAGAAGCTAAGACGGTTGCTGAAAAAGATTTACTAGAGTCTCAAAAAACCCAAGTAGATACCCAGACTGCCTTAGAACTAACCGAAGAAAAGTCCTACGCGGATGCTATTACAGGTATTGCTAGTGGCACAACTTACCGTGACTTCGCGGCGGAGCTGAGAATGATGGGCGTACAAGAACCTACTTTCTACCAACTACCTGCTTACAAGAAGAAAGAAGCACTTAAAGACGCTACAAAACTACGTACATCAACAGCCACAGAAACAGGCTCAGATGCCACTGAGATAGCGACCGTTAACAATATTAGACGTATGATTGGTGAAGCTCCAATAACCGCTTTAAACGGTGATTCTATGGCTTCTGAAGCCGTTAGATTACTTCGTAAGACATCTACTGAAATGCAAGGGCGTGGCTGGTGGTTTAACACTGAGTATGATGTTGAGTTTACGGCTGATGGAACTGGACGAATAGTTACTACAGGTATGTTAACTGTTGAGTTAAATGACTACGATACTCGTATTAAGAATGTTGGTGGAACTAAATATCTGTATGATTACAAAACCAAATCACACACTACATTCTCAGGAACTACAAAAGGTAAAGTTATATACGAGCGTTCCTTAGACGACATCCCACAAAAGTTTCAAGAATACCTTGAAGTACGTGTGGCAATCCTTCTAACTGAGATGTACCCCAGAGATGGCGTAGACATCCAGCGTCTACCGCGTATTGAAAGAGAGCTAGAGGCTTACTTTAAAGACAGAGAAAATGATGAAGGAAACTACAGTATCTTTGACAACTATGCTACAGCGAGCCGTATTGGAATTAACAGGAACTACGACATAGTATAATGCCATTAATTAATCAAGCACTACCAAATCTTATCGGAGGCGTTTCTCAACAGCCTGACGTGACACGCTTTGACGGTCAATGTGAGGAGCAAGAGAACGCGCTTAGTAGCGTCGTGGATGGCTTAAGTAAGCGTCCTCAGACGAAACACGTTGCAGAGATACTAAGTACCGCTATATCAGCTAATAGTTTTATACACTTTATTGATAGAAGCGCAACCGAACGTTATGTCTATATACAGGATGGACAAGACATACATTTGTTCAACACGATTACAGGGACGCGTTGTGCTGTAGGTGTTCCGTTAAGTGATTTGTATGCCAATGTGCAAACAGATATTGTACCCCTAAATAAATGGGATACTTCTCTCACTTCAACCTCAATTCACGAAAGATATGATGTATCCGTTGCAACATACTTCAACGCAACCGAAACTCAAAAAATCAATGGTGACCTTTATGATATAGAAACAGTCACACCTACCTCGGGAAACGCTTATACAGCAGTAAGCGGATTTAGTAGGATTAGTAGTACTAAATATCTAGGAAGAATGTCTAACTTATCGCCCGACGTTGGGTATTTTAAGTTAGATGCAAGTAATACTTTAAACGAAGCAGGTACGTGGAAAGGTGTAACACAAGACCAAGATGGTAGCAATTTAGTCGTCGATAATACCGCTACTTACGGAACAGGTAATTATCCTGTAAAGACAAATACACCATTTGTGTATGAATATAATACCGGAAGCAAAACAGATTTCTTATCATCTTCTTCACACTACCTAAGACAAGGAAATGACCCTAAAGCTAACATGAAAGCTATTTCTATCGGCGACACGTCTCTATTATTAAATACATCTGTAACAGTCGCTGATAATAACACTGCTATAACATCAGTAAGTGACGACCTTGTTCTCTTTATTAAACAAGGAGATTTTAAAAAAGAATATGGGTTTACGTTTCTTAGAGACGTTGACTGGCGTCGAGAAATAAACGTGACAAGCGGTGAACATACTGATTACGCCAACGCAAGTACAGAACAAATATTACGCAAAATAGTAACATATGAAGACCCGAACAACGTAACTTTCGGTTTAAGGGCGTCAAGACAGGGCTTAAAAGCCGCAGGATTTGACCCAAGAAGTTTAGCTGGTGATTATGTTCCCGCTACCGACGCTTTTACAGGCACAGCAAACCATAATACACTCGCTCACGTAGCTTCAAATGTAATAGCTTTAAAAAACCTTACATACACCGCCGATATACAAGCTATTGACGGTTTAGGGGGCGAAGGTATGGGAGTTATCTATAAAGCTGTAGATGATATTACCGACCTACCGTTGGTTTGTTTAAATGGTATGGTAATAAAAATAAGAGGGGACGTTGAATCAGGGGCTGACGATTATTATGCAAAGTTTGTGGCTGATAATATCGAAGATGAAGGTTTTACCCTATTCGCCAGTGGTGGAATTGAATACGTAATTGCAAACGTGGGTAAAGGCTCATGGATAGAGACAGTTGGAGATGTATCGTCATCAGGATTAAATAATACCACCATGCCCTACTCTCTAGTGAATGATAATGTTAATCAATTTTTATTAATGCCAACAGATTTTGAAACGATACAAGCAGGAGATTTAGACACAAATCCACACCCGTCGTTTGTCGGAAACAAAATTAATAACGTATTCTTTTATAAAGACAGGCTTGGGTTCTTAAGTAACGACAAAGTTATTATGTCTGAAGCAGGGCTAGGTACTGTAAATGCGAGTGGTTTCATGAGCTATAACTTCTATAGAAAGACCGTCGCGACTTCATTAGATTCTGACCGTATAGATGTAACAGTAGCATCTTCTAATGTCACCAGTTTACAACACGCTGTTGGGTTTCAAGAGAATTTAATTATGTTTTCCCATAACGGACAGTTTGTTTTACGAAGTAGTGACTTATTAACAGCTAAATCTGTGGCTATTACTCCTATTACTAACTTTGAGAATAACATTAGTGTTGAGCCTACCGTAGTTGGGTCTTATATTTATTTTACCTTTAATCGTGGTTCATCCGAAGGTATTCGAGAATTCACTGTTAATAGTACGACCGATAACTACGACGCAAACGAGATAACTGAACACGTTCCTTCGTATATACCAAATGATTTAAGCACTATCGTAGGAAACTCATCAGAAGATATAATTATGGGTTTTGCGCCCTCAACCCAAAATACACTGTACGTTTATAAATACTTTTGGGGTGGCACTAAAAAGTTACTAAGTTCTTGGTCTAAGTTTATCTTTCCCTTTAATGTACGGGGCTTTGAGATTATCGACGGAATTGCATCTATAGTAGCAGTTAAAGAGGGGAAAACACAGTTACTTTCGATGCCTCTTCAAAGTGGTCTTCTCGACACAGGAATGAATTACAATACGTACCTTGATATTCGTAAGGAGCACACTTTAAGCAACACCACGTCTGTTCCGTTAGGTTTTACAGCGTCCGATGGCGACCGCGTGCAAGTCTTGGATGACGAAGGGCAAGTACTTCACGACCAGACACTTACCTCTACAGCAACCTCCGTTACGCTTGCCACAGCACACACAGGAAAGGTATTTAGTGGGATAGTCTACACAATGAAGTATGTGTTCTCCGAGCAGGTGTTCAAACAACCAGCAGGAAACTCTAAAGCTCCTTCTGGCTTTACTCGCGCTCAGATACGTAATGGTTCTCTGTTCTTTAACAACACCCGTGGATTTAAGGTTAAAGTTCAACCTGACAACCGAACTGAAGTTACAAATACATTTACACCTACTCTTACTCAAACAAGTTCTGCGGGCAACATTGAATTACAGAGTGGTAATTTTCGTTTTCCAATCTTTACAGATGCCGCAGGAACTACCATAACAATAGAGAACGATACCGCACTTCCTTCTAACTTTAGTAGTGCAGAGTTTGAGACATTTGTTAACGAGAGGTCGAGACGGTTTGGATGATTTGGTTAAAGAGTACAATAGTGGGTATAAAGTAGTTATAGCTCACCCGCGCCACATTCCGTACCTTTCTGAACATATCCGTAAAGAAGACCTGCTAGAAGTTTCGTGTTTCAACCACACGCCCGCTGAAGCGTTTAAATTAGCTTTAGAACAAGACGAAGCTACATTTACCATACTAACGCCTGAAGGAATACCTTTTGGAATGTTTGGTGCGGGTAAATGGGATGATGAAGTGTATATTTGGATGCTTGGCACGGAGGATGTACGGAAACACGCAATGGCGTTTATGAAACATTCACGAGAGTGGGTATGGGGGTTTGTAGGTATATATGAAAAGGTATGTAACTATGTGCATTCAGAAAACAAACTAGCTCTTAAATGGTTGGAATGGTGCGGAGCAGAGTTTACAACTCAAGTAGAAATTAACGGAGAACTTTTCTTTAAATTTGAAATTATGAAGGATAACTATGTGTGACCCAGTAACTGCAACAATGGTTGTGATGAGTACCGCTCAAGCAGGTATGTCTATTAAAGCACAAACCGAGGCGGCGAAACAACAAGCTAGCGCACAATCAGCGGCTTCAGAGCGTGAATCAATTCGATTTAGGCAGGAAATGACAGCTCGACGAGCTAAAGAAGCACAAGACAACAAAATAGCCGCTAACGAAGTCCAGAACATAGTTGAAAAAACACGCAAAGCTAAAGCTACAGCACGTGTATCTGCAAGTGAAGCAGGAGTAACAGGACAATCAGTACAACAACTCTTAGACGACTTTGAACGACAGGAGGCTCAAGCAATGTTTGCGATAAGCGAGCAACAGTCGATGGGTCAAGTAAATACAATGTTACAAGACCAAAACGCTATTTTTGGGTCTGCGAATAAATTAGCACAGATAAATCAACCTATTGAACAACCTGATTATCTTGGAGCGGCTATGAATTTAGCGGGAAGCGCGATGAGCATATACAAAGGAACACAAACACGCAAACTAGAAGACGCTCAACTAAAATTAACTAACGCAAAATTAACAGAGATGGGGATAGACCTAGATGGCTAAAAAACAAACTCTTAAACAGCTACTAGGCTCATCCGATAACCGAGTAGAGGTAGACTTAAACATCGGCACTCCAAGATTACGTAACGTTATCGAGAGGGGCGGAAGCTATTCAACAGCTTTTGTTAATGCTCCAAAAACAAATAATTTTAGTAAAATCGCCGACGCATTAGGTAAAGTTAATCCTATAATTAAAGAGTATCAAGATACCAAACGAATAGGAAAAGAAGCAGAAATAA